GACACCCAGGGCATCCAGGATATCGCCCACGTAGCCGTCCACCTCCTGGAGATTGCCGGCGAACACATAGCCAGTGGCCGTGTCGCTGGCGTAGGCTGTATGATTCGTGGAGAGATACAGTTTGCTGGCGGTGGTGTCGTTGTTGATATTCACCCCGTCCATGAACTGCCAGACGTTGCCCCACCAGTTTTCGACGCCCCGGTAGGACATGTAGGCAGGGCTTTCGCTGACTTCGAGGTCCGTTGCATCGTTGTTCGCGCCAGTGGCATTGCCATCCCCGTTCGACTTCCCTGCCTTGCCAATGTAGCCGTAGTTGGTGCCATCGTTGATCTCGCTGGCCACCCAATCGCCATTCGTCAGCGACACCCGGCCATTGCCGATTTTGTTCTGCGAATAAAATGACCCGTACTCTGTGAGGTAGAGGATCGAGAGCGCGGCGTGAGTGGCGTTGTCGTACTGGTGCCAGCCGGTGCCCCGGGCCGCGGCAGCGGCCCGAAACTCTGTTATATCCTCTCTGGTCTTGGGATAATAACCAGAAATGCTGCACAGTTTATCCCCAGAGGCATAACTTCCTGTGACAATATCAGCCGCTGCCACCATCGCACTGGCAGAATCATCATAGAGGCTGCCATCGTAAGCCCCAACATAACGATAATCGGATGCTGTCTCATTTCCGCCCTTATAGAACACAGGATGTATCTCCGCCCCTACAGGGCTTCCTCCGATGTCCACGCTGAAATCACTGGCTGAGATCACAAACCACCGATCATCTCCATTTTGCTCTTGCACATAATAAAATTTAGGTATTTGAACCATGACTTGCCCGTCATCACCATTCAAAACGGCGGTGCATACTTCAAATTCTTCCCCAGAATCCATAATGTCTTCTTGGATAGAAAGCACATTGTCGCTATCCTTGGCGGTAATCATGGAGTAGGTGTCGTCGGTTGTGTTGTGGATATATTTCCCAACGTATTCCGACTCTGCACTCGTAAAAACCCCCGTGTCACTCACCTTGTCTTCAGTACCGGCGTCATCCGTGCCCGTGACCGACGGCGCCACTCCGTCCCTATTATAACTATCGTCTTCATCTAAGTAATATTGCACAACTCCCGCATCCGACAAAATGCAGCGTTTCATGTTTTCTTGCACAGGCCATTCGGAAACCGTCGCTTCAGAAAACGTCGTCCCCGTCACAGTTCCGATAGTATAGGTGTCAGCATCAAAATCCCAAACGACGCCATAAACGGGGTCGCTAAATTCTTCGGATGCGTTCAAAGCTGCAATAAGAGCCGTGTGTTTCTGTTGCAACGGTGAAAGCCCCGCGACAAAGAAAAACAAAACAAAAATTATAGATATTGATTTAATAAATCTCATGTTACTTACCTCTATTCTTGGCTGTTCACGCCCCAAATTTCGATGACTTCCCCGTTAATATAAACTTTTCTGTCGAAATATACTTTGCCTTTTTTAACATACAATTCTTTTCCGTCACTTTCTACGTGCCTATATTTACCATGCAATTTCGGTGATTCTCCGTTTTTATTGAATGCGGACACGGCGAAGATATACCACTGGCCAGCAACTAAACCATCGGGCAAAGGATATGTCGTCGTGTCGCTATCGAGGGTTGCGATTGGTGTTTCAAAATTATCCATGTAGATATAATACCCTTCAAGTCCTACCTTTTCCGCGTTGGCTGACGGATCCCAGGCTAACGATTGTCCCATTGCTGCGCTTGAAATCATTAATAGCAAGGCGGCGCTTAATAGGGTCTTTTTCATTATAAATATCATTTATCTCTTCAGCTTGTATTTTTAATATTTTTTTGACCAATAGTATATTGTCATAAATTTCTTCGTCCATCACTAATCCGCCGACCAGTTGTCATCGCAAATAAGTAGCAATGTATCCGCCGCGAGATATTGGACAACACACATCGCTCCATCTGTCGATGTGCTGACCGTCCCGCCCTGTGCAACCGTGTCGTCATATCCGCCAGTGGGCGTGATGAGGACTATAGTGTCTTCGGTGCCTGTGGCATCTGGATCAAGTACTGTGGATATTGAGCCATCGTTTATGATGGTGTAGTTCTGCCCGGGAGCCGCCGATCCAAGAGTTATTGTCCCTGCGGTGTCACAAATAAAAGTCCCGCCGAAAAGGTTTGCGCCGATAAACGTCGTGGAGAAATCTGCCGCCGCGTCGGTTTCGGGGGTTTGCGCTTTGTAGCTTCCAGACGTTTTTTCATATGTTACGGAGTCTGCTGATAGGTGGACAGAGTCTATAGAGCCATCAACATATGCGTCTGAATCGACAGAATTCGATCCTGATACTTCTTGGACCGTTGCTACACCGCCAGACCATGCCACGTCCCCATGGTCAGCATCAGCCATTTCTGCAGCAGCCACAACATCAGCAGACAAGGAGCCGTCATCTTCCAAATCCGTAGCGTTCCCAAAATCCCCATTTTCCGGCACGTCGTCATCAGATCCGACTTCAACGTAAGTGCCGCTGTGGTCATGCCCAGTGGCCGCTTTTTCTGTGTCCAACTCTTCTATGGCATCTTGGGTGTTTTCCGATTCAAGGTTGCCAGCCGGGTTGAAAGAAACCTCAGAGGCGGTCTGGTCGTCGGTGCCCCCACCTGCAAGCGCCGCGATAGCTTGCCCGATTCGTTGCGCTGTCCAAACACGCTCAGTTGTGGCAACGCCCGCCTCCGCTTCGGCCTGGCTTGGTACGTCGAGGTCTGCCTGGGCGTCTGTGATTCCATAGCCGGCTAATGTTGTGGGCGTGCCGGTTAAATCTGCAAAATCATAATCCCAATCAAAGGACACCTTTGCCGTGTTAAGTTCTACAGCCGCTGCAATTTCCGTCAAAGCTGCGTCAAAGGTCGTTGCCGTTATGTCACCATTTGGGTCCTCAATCGTCGTGCTGCCTTCGGCCCTGCCTGACAGTGAGATAAGATCATCCACGGATAAGCTCGACGCCGTTGGCAATTCAGAATCCCTGGCAAGATCGGCATGGATTGACAGCGTAAAAGGATCTCCGCCAGCCGTGAAATCACTGGTGTTAATCTGGAACATTTTCGTCTCACTACCAGTGTCGGAATCGTCCCAACCCAAAATGCTATCTGCGTTAGGGTCTGTTAATTCGACCTTTTCAGCGTCAAGGGCTTCTATTTTATCCCGCACTGCGTTTTTCGTCGGCGCGTCAGTGTCGCCATCCCATGAGCTTTCATTGTAGGTGGTATCGTCAATCAAAGAGTCGGTATAGTTTTTGGCCGCCGCTGCACTTGGGACAGTAGACGCGGTCGCGCCGTCCGTTAAATCAGTGTCAACGTCACTATTGCTGTTTAAAACTTCATAGGTAGTGGCTTCTCCACTTGCCCCAATGGTCTCTATTTTGTCATACACAGCATTTTTACTTGGCGCAGTGGTCGTTTCGCCATCCCATCCGGCCCCGTATGCTGTATCGTCAATGGATGCCGATCCAAGGGTTTCAATCTTATCCCTTAAGGCATTTTTGGTCGGGGCGTTCGTATCACCGTCCCAGCTTGATTCGTCATAAGCCGTGTCGTCCACCTTGGCATTTAATTCTGCTTGGGTTGCAATATCGACCATTGAAAGCCCGGAGGCGCCATCAGAAACAGGCGCGGTACCGGAAGCGCCAGCGGTTGCCATGGTTTCCACGTTGTCGTCGGTCACATCATCGGCATCCGCCCCGGTCAAGCCCGTTACGTTGATCTCGTCAGCCCCGCCGGACTGGTGTTCACTGGCGTGGGTTTCCTCTTCGAGGTCGGCGGTAACATCGGTCCCGGCGTTCTGCTTCCCGGCGATATACGTCCACAATTCGGACAGCAAAATTTTGATTTTGGCATAGCTGTTTTGGGCGTCCTCGCCGATCAGGGCGTCACCGTCCTCAAGCGCCGATCCCTCCTGGGACACCGAGTTGATCTCGCCGGCCTGGTTGTCGTGGATGGCCGCCGCGTCACCGCCGCCGGCCGCCGTCCGAATGTCATTGATCGACACCGGATCGCCGTCTCCGTCGTCCAGATAGCCGGTTCCGCCGTCCTCATACATAGAGGTTGTAGTGCCGACACGAAGAGGCCGTCCGCCCTTGATCGTTACCGCATCGTCGGTCACCTCAATGCCGCGCCGCAGCTTGGGGTCCATGGGGATCACATCGTCCGCATGGGCCACCGGCATCAACAGCGCCACCAGTCCAAGCGTTATCATAAAAATGAGGAGTAAATAGACTTTTCTCATGATGCCCCCTTATCTGCCCAACCGCATGATGACGGTGCCGGACGTGTATTCCGTGTCCTTTATCCCGATGCGGTAGTAAACATTTGTCTCGGGCTCGTAGGCCAGGTCCTCCACGACGGCCGTGTAGGTGGCCACATCGCGCCAGGTGGCCGCCGCGTCACTGGCCACCGCCTTGCGGTCAAAACTCCTCTGCACGGTCACCGTGGCCACCGGACTGGTGCCGGAAACCGACACGTTGAAGGCTCCCTTGCGGACGGCTCCATCGGTAAAACTGTCGGCCCCCGGGTCGGATGAAATGGTCAGCGTGTTCTCCGCCGCCGTGGCCGGCAGCGCCATCCCCGCCACCAGCAGGCAGGCCATAAAAACAAGCAGTAATCTCTTCATGGTATCCCCCTTTAAATATTTTATATCTTTTAAATAAACGCCGATGGCAAATCTACTATTTCGAACGTGTAATTGCTGCGCTCGTCATCGTTGACAACAACCCACCCGCCGCATGGGTCTGAATATCCGATACAATTTATCCCGTCCCACTCAATACAATATCCAGAGGAGTATTGCAGTATATTGGCAACGTGTAAAACGTCGTTATCCGGAACGGACATTATTTCCCCGTGTTCATCGGTCACGATAAACGGCGGAGTGTCTAAGGAGGTCCAGTTATCCGCGCCATAATATTTCAAAAAGCTGTTGCCAGCGACGCCCCACTCAAGACCGCCACTAACCCAGTAGTCCAGAATGTCAATGGTCGGTGAATAGCCGATACGTGGCAACCCGTGATATAAATCTTTTAAGCGGTCCCATGTGCCGTCCCGCTCGTCACCCAGGAAAGCGGCGAAGTAGTTCCACCGGTCATCGTCAATATGTATCGAGCCGGAATCCATATCGTATATGGCAAAAGTGTCGCCGTGCGCTTCGCAGGCCTCATAAACGTCTTGCGAGTTGCCATCGTACCCTGTATGACGCCAACGCATTACCTTGCACTCAAAATCAATCGGATGCACCCTCAATTTCCCATGACTGCCCGTCGTCAACTGCGTCGTCGAAACAGATCTCAAATCGCCCGTTTCGCTTCGCAACCATTCAACCCGCTTTAGATACCAGCTTTTTGCTTGTGATATGTCGCCACCGGTCATGGGCACATTATCGCCGTTTGAAAAATGCAAGGTCGCTTTGCTCTGGTTGTTGCGCTGCCAGGAATTGCCGTCGTCAAACAAAACGGTGCGCAGATGGAAGGTATAATCTTCATCCGTTCCTATTTCGAAATATGGGTACCAGTAAAACTGCCGGCCCCCATAAAAAGTGGTGCTGCGGTAATAAAGCTCGGCAAAAAACGGGCGCGTCAAATCAATACCTGTAAACGGCCCGCAAATTGCCATATCCGTCGTGACGACATCTTGTGGGTCTCCAACCGCTTCCATTTCGCCGGTTGTTTCATTTTCCTGGACGATTCGAATCCTTTTATTCCCAAGCGTGTATTCACAAAGCGAATCATTAATTGATACCTGTAGGTATACATCGCAGGCCACCGGGTTCGATTCGAAACCAATAACCACGGGGTCGTCCCAATCGTTATCCGTGAATTCTACAACAACGCGATCATCGGCAGAAAAAGGACGCGCATTGCAGTTCATGTAATTTATTGGAACATTCGACAGAGAGGTTTGAAGATTTATGTCAAGCCCCCTGAGTGCCCCGGCAGCGGCATCGAGCGTCACCGAGCATGTGTCCGTATCAACGTCAACCGAAGTAAGCGTGCCAACCCGGTGACGCGGTTTCCACTTTTGGCGGGCATCGTGAAACATCCAGTTGAGCATAGCGGCCGCAGTTTCCTGGCCAACCAGGGCCTGCATTTGACCATCGCGCAAAAGGTTATAGTCCGCATTGCCGTCATATCCAGGCCGGATTAAAACTTTATTTAGTTGACTATTGATTTCTACCGTGCCGACTTCTCCGGATAAATCCTCCGTCAAGTCCGCGCACCAAGCTTCTATCTCATAATCATCCGGCGCGGCTAAAAGCATGTCCCGACGCTTTTGCAATGCCGTGATCCAAAGCCTGCGACGGGCAATGGCGTTTTCATCCGTGAGGTCGCCAATCTGGTCCTGATAAAGATCAATCCGGGATTCGATGCGGGCAATAAGCGAAGCTATACGAGTGTTGTCATAGTCTATGCGCACGGTGTAGCGTCCGTCTTCGCCGCCAGATATGATCTGCCCTTTACCCACCTATGCCTCCGAGATTTCCATTGTGCTGCGCTGTGGCGATATAATGTACGTGATGCTGTCCACGGTGAAGGTGTCTCCCTGGTCGGTGGTCACCTCGTCACCAGGGCGCAGGTATGGATCCGGCTTGGCGAAGCGATAGGCCAGGCGGCCATAGGAATAGCGGCGGTAGGTGCTTTGACTCAATGTGACAGCTTTTGGTGAGTGGGACACTGTGCGCCTGCCCTCAATCACAATCGATTTAGAACGTCCGCCTTCATGGGTTTGGATGTCTTCAATATCCACCCGGGCGATTTCCTCAGCCTGGAGGACCGTGCCGGATGCCGTCTTGTATACAATTTCAACGACAACCTGTCCGTTAGACCGGAGGGCAACGGCTGCAGCATAGGACATGCCTGGAATTACGACCTGGAGGTATGTCGGATCGCCGGAACGCGCCCGGCATTGAACTGAGGATGCGGGGACCTCTAAATTGGAAAGACCGTCATGGGCACCTGTTATCCAAACGCGGTAAAATTGCCGGGTCCTTGGGATATTTGTTACCCTGGCACCGCCGCAAATTATCGCCACCTCGATTTTAAAACAACTTATTCGCGGTGATCCCGTAATCCCAACCGTAAATGGTATAGAACCCGCAACGGTGCTTGACGGCGGCGGCCCGGATGCTGCTTCAAAACCTGTCGGGGCCGTGTAGGTAAAATCCGCTGGATCGTTTTGCAGGGTTGCAACAGACGATTCGGCACCGCTGCCCATGGTGATAGCGGCCCCTAAAAACCAATCATCCGTAGTAAAGTCTTGACCGGTATAGTCCGGGTCCGTTCCGGCGGCCGGGTCGCCGCCGCCACGCCATGATCCATTGACGCCGAACCAAATGTCACCATTTGGCATATCAACGGCCAGCATTAAAACGTCATCAGGGTCCGCGTCACTATCAACACCGTAATAAATGGGAGCGTTTGGTGAGAATTCGGCAAAATCCCATTCCCGGTCATACCGCGCGGCGATATATCCGCTACCCGTTAAAAAACCAGCGGACGTCGGGTCAAAGTCTTCCGAAACTATGCCGATATCGCATCCGGCGTCATTAGGGGTCGTCAGCAACAATTCAAAATATATTTTTTTTGTGGGGTCCAGCGGTGCGTCGCCAATGATGCTGCCGGCCACGTTAGCGCTACCACCGCTAATGGTTATTGTCTTGTCGCCATTGGAAAGGGCAATCAAGCTGCTTTTTTCTGTTGTGCTGAAAACTTCGAAAGCCATTAGCTTATTGTTACCCCCGGCGATTCGACTTCAAAATCGTTGCCGTCGCTCGCTACCAGATCCTCGCCAAAATCGATGCAACCGACAATCGTGTCGTCTGCTGTCGTATCGTCGTAAATGATCGCCGCGCCGGACGAACCGATAGAACCGCCGGACGCCGTCCAGACGACATTGTTCCAAGTTATCGCGGCGCGGTCGTTTCCGTCGTCTTCGGACACGGACACCCCGGCAAGCTCTTTGGTGTCTTGCGTGTAGCCGTAACCCGTTGCCAACTGATCCGACGTAACGTCGGCAAGCGTCGCGTGGACGTCTTCGTCGAAAGCAAATGTCGTGTTCATCAAAATCATTTTGAAAATGTCGGAAGCAAAGTCCACATTCCCGATGGCCAGCTGATACTTAAAGTGATTTGACGGCGTGTTTACGACGGCCATGGTGCCTCCGTTATTCGCATTTTTCTAAAACATAAAACTCAAGGTCCAGAACGCCTATGGGCGCATCCAATCCGGATATGGCCCCCCGGAAGGTGCCTTCTTCGATTGCGCAATAGACAACCGTTTCCGTTTCGTGCATCAATCGTAGGTCGGCAAGCTGCTCACGGGTCACGGCCCCGCGAATGCGGAAGCTGCGGTCCCCGTGGCTGACACCGTTGTGCTCGAAGGCAACGCCGCCGTCCAGGGTGGCCTCGCGGTTGATGCGAGCCCTGGCGTGAGGTAGCTCGGTATCGGCATTCTCGTCGATGGTGACATTGTGGTTTGCTGAAAAAACGGCGATCATCACACCCCCGTAAAGCTGGCCAGGTCGATCAGGGCTTCGGAACCGGTCTCGATCACCCGCATCTGGATCCGCTCCACGATCTCCCAGAGCACCATCTCCAGCGCCGGGCTCATGCCTTCGCCCGATATCGTGATCATGGCATCGCCGCTCTTGAGCCGTTCGGACTTTTGCTTGTTAAGCTCAATGGTGCTGTTGACCAGGCGGCTCTGGAGTTGGAACGCTTTTTCGCGCAGTTCGATTTCCTGGCGTATCGCGTCTTCCAGCATCCATTTATTGCTAAATCCTTCCACCTCGTTCAGCTGCCCGAAAAGACCCACCAGCGTCTCGCCGGTGGACTGGATGGAAACGCTGACCGAGTCGAAGGCCGCCTGCAGGCGCTTGGTGGCCTCCTGGGCCTGGGTGATCTCGATCTCCGCTTCCCACTTCATTTGTTCCTGCACGATGTCGGAATATTCTTCCATGGCCTTGAGTTTACGCTCGGCCTCTTCGGTGTCGGCCTCGACCTTGGCGTCGATAGTCAGCTCGCGGGCCTCGATAGCGGCCATGGCCTGCTGTAGGGCGGTATCGTCCGGCGGTTCAAACGGCAGGATCTCCAGCAGCACCGGATCGTCTTCCATGTCATCCAGGGCCTGCTGGATCTCGCGAATGTCTTCCTGGGCGATCGCATCTGAAAACTCGACCGCAATCGACTTTTCTTCCGGGATGTCGTCGATCTCGTTGGTCAGATCTGCGGCCTGCTGTACAGCCTCACCAGTGTCTCCGGTGAATCCGCGCATGGCCCGGCTGGCGCCGTCGATGGCTTCCTGCATGTTTTCGAAAGAATCCTGCCGGATGCCTTCGGACAGGTAACCAAGCTCCTCGCGGGTTTGCCGGATGCTGTCATTCAACCCACTGAACCCGGGAAACCGCGTAAGAGGTTCCAGGGCGTCCAAAATATCGATAATAGAATTGACGATCAGCGAAGCGACCGTGTCAAAGGCCACCTGCAGCGTGTTCCAAACGGCCTGAATGGATCCGAAAACAACATTGAATACGTTTTGAATCTCATAACCGGATTCGGCAATCGCCGCCATGGCAAGGCCGATGCCGGTGCCGGCCCGGACCACCATCTCGGCCGCCAGCAGCACCTTGCCGAAGCTCTCCTGAGTGGCGGCATCCCAGTTGTTGACCTCCTGCACACCGAGCCGCAGGGTCTCGAAATAGGGTGCAAAAGCCTGGGCCATGCCGGTGGTCACCCGGATAAGGGCTTCGCCCGTGTCGATGATTTCCTGCAGCACGTCGGCCAGCTCGTCGGCGTTGGTCAGGTCGGCATTATCGAAGAGCGCCCCGATGGCGTCTCCCAGATTGACCAGCGCATCCAGGAAGCCGTCAAAATCCAACTGGTCCAGCGCATCCGGCAGGGCGCCGGCAACCTCGGATAGAAACGTCGACAGGTTCTGCGTGAAATCGTCGAAGGCTTCGAACAGCGGGTTGAACACGCCGGCATCGATGCCGGTCCCGATGGCCCGCAAAACGTCCTGGATGCCGCGGGCCACATCCACATAGCCGCCCAGCATTTCATCGCCCAGTCCAATCAAGACCGCCCGGACGTTGTTGGCCAGGGTCTGGTTGACGAGCGATATGTTTTCGGCCATCTTGCGGAACGCTTCTTCCGTAGCACCGGAAGCGTTCCGCATTTCCAGCAAGGCCTCGGCAAACTTCCCGGAAGAGTCGGCCCCCAGGACCAGGGCGGCGTTCAGGCCTTCCACCCGTCCGAAGAGGGTGGACATCTGCTCGATGTTGCCCCCCGTGGCATCGTACACCTGCCGCAGCACCCCTTCGAATCCGAGCGTTTCCAACGCCGTGGCGCTGAACTGGATGCCCAAAGACGCCGCCAATTCGCCGGCTTCCTTGGACGGGTCGATCATAGCCTGGATGGCGGATCGAACTTGAGTGATAGCCTGCGAGGTCGGTGCGCCGGTGGCCGTGATGGCCGCCAGGCTGGCCATCAGCGTTTCAATGGGCACGCCCGCGTTCGCGGCCAGGCCGGTTACCTGCGATAACCCGTCCGCCAGCTCCGGCAGCGTGGTCTGGCCGTCGCGAACCGTCTGGAAGAACACATCGGAATAACGGGTGGCCTGGTCGACCCCGTCGCCGTAGGCGTTCAGGGTGGACGCCAGCAGCCGCGTAGTTGCTTCTAGGTCGGCCTTGCCGGCCACACTGAGGCGCTCCGCCGTTGACAGCATGTCCAGCGCGGCGGCGTAATCCGTGCCGGCCGATATCGCCGTATAGACGGCCGCGTTGATGTCGTCGAACGACGCCGTGGAGTCTCTGGCATATTCGACGATGTCATCCTTGAACTCGGCCAGGCGTTCGGCGGGCGCATCGATGAGGGTGGCGATCTCGTTGAACGAGTCGCCGAAGTTGCCGGCCTCGCGGATGGCCAGGGCCATGCCGCCGATAGCCAGGGATGCCAGGGCTGCGTCGGCCGCCAGCACGCCTTCGGCGATGTTGGCCAGGGGTTGGGCCACGGTCTGTGTGATGTCGCCGAAATCGCCAAAGCTGCGGTTGATGTCCCGCATGGTGCGGGAAAGTTGATCGTCGCCCTGGAAGATGATGGCAACTGTTTTTTCGAGATCGGCCATGCTACCTCTTGCTGCTGCGCTTACGGCGTTCGTCTAACTCGCGGTAAAACCGGCCCCACAGCTCAAGCTCGGTCGGCGTGCAGTAGCCGTGGGGGTTGAACTGCGGAAAAGCCTCGAATAGAAAACGCCCCGTTTTGTAGCAGATGCTCAGCGCGACTCGGACTTCGGGGTCTCGCCAGAGTCGTGCGCTTCCCCCAGGTCGGAAGCTCCGGTCAGTTCGGCGATTTTATCGGTGATGCGCTTGAAGGCATCCGGGAAATACTTCAGCAACCGCTTGGCAAAGGCCAGGGCGTCCACCTCCGACATCTCCGGTTTGACAACTCCCATCGGAAAAAGCTCCAACCGCAGGGCGTCCATGGCGGCCAGCTGGTCGTTGAGGCCCAGCGACTCGCGCACCGCGTCGGCAATCTCGTTGGCCGCCCCGGAAGCGATCTTGGCCTGGATCGTGGCGATATCGCGCCGCTTGCGGATGCTCTCCTGGGCCTTGCCCCACGACACGCCATCCAGTCCGCGCACCTCGATCACGGGCGCCTCGTCACCGAACATGCCCTTTAGTTCCGGCACCTGGACGGACGCGGTCCGCAACTCGAACCGCGTCGTCAGGAACTGCTGCACGTTGAAATCCGCCATTACGAGTAGACCCTTTCACCGGACAGTTCGGCGGCGATGGTGCAGTCCACCACGATGGAACCGTCGGTTTCGAAGGTTTCATCAATGGAGAGATACCCCTGGCACAACACATAGGGGTCTGCCAGGCGATCCGGGAAAAACTTAAAAAACAGCGACTCGCTTTCCATGGAAAGCAGGGCGTCGTTCAGTCCGGACACTTTTGCCGTAAAACCGCCGGACCCCAGCGATGTGGACTTGGAGCCAACGGCCTGGCCGTAGTATTCCTCCGAGTTGACCGTGGCGGATTCCGCGGGGCGCTTGAAGTCCTTGGAGATCTGCACCGCGGAAAACTCCGGCGTGGCGTATGAGGCGTATACGGCCTTACCAACCGTTGTGGACCCGGCATCGTCCGAGTGGACCTGGGGCAGGGCGGAGGCGAAAACGATACCCGCCACACCGGCCACACCGGCGGCGACGCGGTAGGGATACTCCGACCACACGGGAGAATTGTACATTTCGCGATGGGTGCCGACCACCTGCTTGATCTCGTCGGCCGATACGACCGCGCTGTCGCCGTCGGAATACCACACCTGGGCGATTTCGATTGATCCCGTCGGAATCCAGGGCGGTCCGCCATCGGCGCCGCGCGTCGTTGAAAAAGCCGTATGTTCAGAACCTTCAACAACGGCCAAAGCCCCGCTGCTGTTGATGGTGATCGACAGTTTCTGATAGTCGCTCACCGCCGGACGCGGGATGGAAAGATCCGCATCGGCATCCACGTCGGTCTGGACGCCGGCCAGATAACAGACCGCCGCCGAAACATCGACGACATCGTTTGATCCGGATACCGCCGCCGAAACCACGCCGCCCGAGATCAGCCCATTTGGACGAACCACAGGCGCGTAGCCGCTGCGCTTGCTCCAAAGGGCCGCCGAAGAATTGTGTGTTTTGAAATCGCCCGTATCGGTAAGGGCCGTGAAGTCGACCGGGCTCTGACCCGCCTCAAAGTGTAAAATAGGATCTGACATGGTAATGCCTCCTTGGTTTAGGCCTGAGCGTAAGGATTCCCGGCCTTCGTTTGATACGTCACTTCGAAAGTGGCGGCGGAACCGGCAACGGTTTCGCCGCCGTCCGGGTAGTCTTCCGCGCCGCCGGATTTATAAACTATGGATTTTGCCAGGCCGCTGGTGACGACCGTGGCCGGTGACCGGCCGGTAACCGCCACAATAACGGAAGCCACACCGGCCTCGGTGATCGCCTCGCCGTTTTGAAATGTGCCGCTGTCCCGCCGGATCTTCAGGGTGCCGGCCGCATCGCCGACGGCCCAGCTGCCGGACGCGAGATCCACCTCCGCCACGTAACCGGTGGCGCCGGACGTGGTGCCGGTGACCGTGTCGCCCACCTGCACTTCGGTGGACCCGCCCGAGAACTGCAGCGTAAACTCGGTGCCCGTAAAGGCCTCGATTAGGTCGGCCAGGATCTTCTCCGATATCAATACGGGCTCTTCCGCCGTGGAGAATTTGGCAAACCCGGAAACCGTAATTTCCATCACATTGCTGACAACGGAATATTCCGGCTCCGATGTTTCCACCCCGGGCGCCACCGCGCAGCCCGGCAGGTGTTTGCCAACCGCTTTGCCCTGGTAGGCATTCTGCCCGATGCCGGTTGCGAAACCGGCCGTTGTCAGGATGTCGCCCGCCCGCAGAAAAAAGCCGGCTATGATTTGGGTGCGGATGGTGGTCACGATCTGGCCGCCTGGGTGAGCATATAATTGGTTTCGTATTCGAGATTCTTTTTCATTCGTTCGTTGGCAAGCTCGATGATGCGGGCCATAACGCCGGCTTCGGCCAGGATGTCCTCAACACGCGGGCCATACAGTTCCTTGATTGGCAGGCGGTAGCCTTCCGGCAGCGCGCCATATGCTCTGGCCGGAAGCTTCGCCGGGGCCCCTGTAGCAACAAATTCGCGGTCCTCACGCCAATAAACACCAACATGGCCGGATCGCATGGTGGCGATAAAAGCATGCTTTAAAATCGTGCGTTGCCCGCCAGTCTTCACCAAAACGGAAACGCCTTTTTTTGTCTGTCTGGTCTGCTTGAACTTGGCCAGCGGCACCGGCCTACCCGTTCTGCTGACAACACCTGTCAACTTGCTCCAGGTGGCCCGGCCGATCTTGATTGCGTTGCGGATATCGGTCTTTTTCATGTTGAGAACTTTGGCGGCCTCGTTGGTTTTATCCGTCCGGACGCCGGTCAGACTCTTATTGATTGCCCGGTTAAGGGCTTTGACCGCACCATTTTGGATACCCATGAGCGCGACCTCGACGGACAACAGATCGCGCTTGCTTATGGTGATCTGCATCGTCATCGCACCGCCGCCATGATCGTGATGCCGTCGTTTTCAAGCTCATCCATCACCGTGTAAGTCTGCGTGGCCGTCTCGAAGGTGTCGCCCTCCGCCACGGCAGCGACTTCCGCCACCTGAACTTCCAGCGTCAGCGACTGCGCCGCCGCCGGAAATCCGAAGCCGCTCGGCTGGATCACCCGCTCGCTGTCCACCAGCACCCGGCACGAAACCGCGTCGCCGCCGCCGGTGGGCGTGTAGGTGGCCGGTGTGCCGGCGTGGGTAAAAATGGTGGCAAGCCCGCTTGCGATATCGTCGTTGAATGTCATCGGCTGCTTATTTCTATTTCCCCCCGAGGGAAGTCATTCACCCCCCGGGGAGGAATTTATTTTTAACCGTGGATCCAGAAAACCTTGACTGTGAAAACGCCGGCCGTCAGGGCCTCCGCGGCGATCGTTACGATCAACCCTTCCCCGGAGGCGGTCACAAGCGGTGCCGTCTCGCCGATCACGAGCTGGTCGGCCCAGATCGGCCCGGCGTTGATGTCGGCAAAAGCATCCGCCGCGTGCAGGTCGCCGGCGGCCTTGACCCCCAGCGATACCGTCGCCCCGACACCACCGGCGATGTCGGTCGTCGGGTTCAGGATCAGCCCCCCCAGGATCTGGGCACCGGTGGGGATTGTCTTGTCTTGGATGGTGACCGCGCCAATGTCACCGCCGTGAACCGAGAAATCGTATTTAAAGTCCGTTACATGAATTTTCGCTTCGATTCCGTCCATGTCGTTTCCCTTTCAAAGTTTTTGTCAGGGGCCTCCGGAAGACGGCCCCGTTGGTTATTCGTCAAGCGGCTTAGTTGCCGTCGTTGCGGTAAAGCCCGCGCCAGTCCATGGCCTTGGCCGCGGCAGAAACGCGGCATTTAAACTCCACGCCATCCACAGTCCATCCGGAGCGGCTCTCCAGCAGCGGGGTCATGTTGCCGTTCAACGTGAAGAGTTTGACGGTCATGCCCTTGCGGGCCGCCAAAAACCACTCCAGCACATCGGCGGCGTCCAGGCGGGCATCATAGACCGGCGTTAGATATGACCAGGGGTTGACCACCGGAGTGGCCAGGGCACCGGGTGCGATCGGCTGCGTAGATACCAGCAGCTGATCAACCGTGCCTTTAAGCGCCCACGGCGTGATGATAAACATGGGCCGGATGTTAAGGTTCTGAATCCCCTGCAGGTCTTTCTGTGTGGCCATGGCGGCCGCGGCGGTATTCAGCGTGGTAACCGACGGCGCGGCGCCGGACCCGGCGGCCACGTCGTTGCTGTGGTCGGCATGGAAAAGTGTCGTACCGTCACCCATGGTCGGGTTGCCGGTCAGCACGGCATAAACCAGATCGCCGTATTTACGGCGGGCCGCCGCGCCCAGCTTCTCGCGGATGTCGGACAGCGCCCCAAGGTCGTCGTTGACCATGAGCTTGCGCGTGAACGGCACGATGATGCCGTAATCGACCACGGCAACGGTTTCTTTCTTGTCGGTCACTTTGCCGTATGTATATTCTCCTCCATCCGGGTTTACTTCAACCAGGCTTGGGGCCTCGGAAGCCCTTGCGAAAACGTGGTCCTTGAAGTCGTTGACCCGCCCGGTGGTGTCGGCCCAGATGTCGTAGGTTTCTTCTGCATTCTCGAATCCGTCCAGCATGGCCTTGTTGGCCACATCCGCCAGAATGTTGGAGAAATCCGAGGCAGTCATCGCCCGCTGGAAAATGCCCATGGGGTCCAGGCCGCGCGTTGGCTCGTTAGCGATCCGCAGGCGGTCCTTGGCCAGCTCCAGCATGCTCATGGTCTGGTACTCGGTCTGTTTGTCGCCCACCTTGTCGGCGGCGATCCCGGCGCGGATCATAATGCCGTCCACGGCGGCGTCGCGTGATTTGTCGCGCTCTTCCTTGGTCACCTGCACCCGCACGCCGTCACGGCTGGGCTTGGCCGCCACCAGGGCATCGTTGATCCGCCGCAGGGCGTCCACTTCCTCGGTGTCGGAGTTGATCAGCTCGGTGCGCAGCTCGCCCAGGTCCAGTCCGAAGGCGGCCTCCACCTTTTCGATGGCCACGTCGATGGCCGAAATCCGGGCGCGCTCCTTGGCCGCGGTGTTCTCCTTGGCCCGGATGGCATTCTTCCGCATCTCTTCGATGTCCTTGACCTCGTTTTTCTCCTCCAGCACGGGCTGGAGCGAAACGGTCAGTTTTTCAATCTGGGATTGCAATCCCAGATTG